CGTGTAGCCAGCGCCGAACTGTTCGCGGCAAAAGGCGTTAAATTCAGAAAAGGCTATCATGGACAACGGGCGGCCGTCAGGTTCCGTGCAGACGAAGCCGGTATCCTTCCAAAATTGGCCGTATTGGAGACGGTCCGCCGTCTGCATCTTGTGACAGGATTTGAGGATCTGAACCAGCTTTGCGCCGATATCGATTTCGCGGATACCGGCGTCGGATTTAGTGGACGGCTGGTAGAACTGGCCGCCGGAAAAGTTGCGAGCAACCGTGGCATGTATGCGGATCGTGCGCGTGTCGAGATCCACGTCCTCCCATTTTAGTGCAGCGATCTCGCCGCGGCGCATCCCCGTGTGGTAGGAGATCAGCATCGGGAAATGGGGGCGGTATCCGAGCGTGAAGTGCTGGAGTAAAATTTCCATTTGTTCGGGAGTAAAGGCGTGAACCTTCTTCAGCGGAACCTGCGCCTTTGACATGTGGATGTTCTGGGCGGGATTGGTGCGGATGTACTCACAGAACATCGCATAGGAGAAAAGCCCGCGAAGAACGGTATAAATACCGTTGAGCGTAGATTTGGAACGTTCCGTGGCGTTGAGGATGTCTTGCAGCGTCTTCGGGCGGATCGTGCTGAGACGGCGGCCGCCGATGACGGGGGAAATGTATATCTTATAGATGGATTTATAGCCGTATGCTGTTGTTTCCCGGACCCGTCGGCGGAGGTCGTCGAGATATTCCTGGAAACATTCGTCGACCGTGAGGCGCGGCGCTTCAAAAAAATCGCCGTTCGCGTTTATCTGAGCCATGGCGTCGGCCATAGCCTTTTCGGCCTCCTTTTTCGTGCGGCCGCCGGGGCGTTCGATCCGTTTCCGCTTTTTGCCATTGCCGACTTCGATGGAGTAGTACCATTTATTCCCGCGTTTACGTAGGTAAGCCATAAAATCACCCTTTCCATAACAAGAGAGGGGGTGTTATAATAAGTTTGCGACAACTTTTCACAACACCCCCATAGTGGGCAAGGAATCACCGGCACGCGGCAGGTGGTTCCTTTTCATTTTGGACCGTTCCTTTAGGGGCGGCCTTTTTTCATGCCTTTTTTTCGCCGTCGGAACCGGCGGAGGCTGATAATGTTGCCGCCTTTTGTTCGGCGAGGAGTTCCTGCCGATAGGCTTCGACCTCCTCCTGGACTGGATCCGACGCGCGGGCGGCACGGATGGCGTCGGCCATGCCGCGGATGTGGCGGAGAATGGCATGCCGTTCCGCGGAGCTGAGCCCCAGCAGATACCGCGCGACCGCCTGATCCTCTACGCTGAGGTCGTACCGTTTGGCAAAAGCGGCGAACAGGGTGTCCTCCGTCTCCTCCATCATTTCCCCTTCACCCGTGCGGAGCCAATGTTCATTTATTGAGAATTTGGAACAAAGAAGCTGGATAAAAGGTTCGGGCGGATCAACGCGCCCAGTCTCATAGTTTGCGATAGTATCACGACCGCAACCGAGCAGATCACCGAAAGCGACCTGCGTGTATTTCTTCGACTTACGAAAAGCCTTTATTTGATCCCTTACAGCCATTAGTTAACACCCCCTCCCTTTCCTTATCTATATGATAATATTTTAAAATATGTATGTCAACACAAAAATATAAAAATAAGTGTTGACATACACGATTTATGGAAATATAATATGTATAGGAACACAAAAACAAATAAATTTTGTGAAGCCCTACACAACACTCTAGGAGAGGAGGCGAAGAAACCATGCAAACCGATGGAAGCATCGAAATCAAGATGAGCGCCGACGAGCTGCGAGACCTGGACTTACTGTTCGGTAAATACATGCTATGGCGTATGCAGCAGGGCGACGCGCTGAAAGTCCACACCAGATTGTCCCCGGTTCTCACCATGCTGGACGGAGACTTTGAAGCGGCCGCAAAGGCTGAGGGATGGGATTAAGAAGAATACAAGGCATAAAGGAAAGAAGGCGATACTATGACGGAAGAAAGAGCAAGAGCAGAGCGCGAGACCATGGAGATCATTCGCGCGATCCACGAGGAGAACGGGCAGGAAGCCCTGCTGAGAGTGGCTGCTATGTCCTACGCCCGCGGCGTCCGCGATGGCGCGGAGATTGCAAAACAGCCGGACCCGGACAAAGGCGCGGCGGCGTGAACAGAAACAAAGAGCAAAGGAGGCGGGGGCCATGACAGAGATGAACGCGGACGACCTGCAAAAGCTATATGCGAAATTCTACACCTATATGGTGTGGCGTATGGAGAACGGCGACATGGAGGAGGAAGAAAAACGCCTTTTCCCATCCTGAAACTGATGGACACCGATTTCCTGAAAGCGGCCAGAGCCGAGGGCTGGGACGAAAACATCTGCAAGCACTATGAGGAGGTGCTGTCATGGGAAAAGTAAGAAAATGGTTCACGTTCTTTCGAGCGTACTACCTGCTGGGTTACGCGGCCGGTTTCATCCGCGCGAAGAAGGGGGCGGAATAATGGAAGAAAAAGAAAAGCCCGTCCGCGCCGATGATGGTACGGACAGGCTGATGGGATTGAAAGAAGTGGCGGAACGCCTGGGCTGTTCCCAGCAATTCGTCGGGCGGCTGATCAAGGGCGGCCTGCTGGGTGCGCTGCGGTTCGGACGCAACAAGCGGGTACCGAAAAGCGTATTCAATGCTTTCATCGCGTCGAATGTCGGCAACGACCTGAAAGAGCTGGCTGAGGCGCGGGGCGTATGAATGGGACAAGGGGAAATAAAAAGGCGTCTGGCTGGAACCAGACGCCACCCCGTGCCGGGGGAATAAAGGATATTCGTACAACATGGATATTATAGCACACCTCGGCAGGTTTTTACAGGGTTTCGGCCCTGTCATTCCCCCTTGTTAAAGGTATTGTTTTAACGACCACCTCCTCCTGATTTCCTCTAGGATATTCAAGGGAGGCGGCGGGACAGTTCTTGAAATTCGGAAGGATAGAATCAAATGCCTTACATCAAGAAAACAATAACCCACGGGAATGTGATCGAGGTGGCAAAGTATACCAACGGGCGGTATCAGAGAAAGAAGGGGGACGGCCCACCGGCAGGGGAGACCCCACCGGAACAGAAAGCCTGGCAGGAAAAGAACGATATCCGCAAGGTGTGGAGGCTGCTGGATGAGAACTTCGGGCCGGGCGACCTATGGACCTGTTTAACGTACCCGGCGCGGACGAAACCGTCGGCGGAGACCGTAAGGGAACACATGCGGAAATTCATCGCGAAGATCCGCAAGGCCTACAAGAAGGCTGGCAAGGAGTTCAAGTATATTTATTCCGCCGGACTGGGGAAACGGGGCGCGGCCCATATCCATCTTGTACTGAGCAAGTTCGACCCCGAAGTAATCCGCGACACCTGGGCGGGCATCGTAAACGGTGGCGATTATGTGCGGTGCGATTTCCAGCCGATGCACAAAAACCGGGACTATTACAAACTGGCCTCGTACCTGATAAAGAACAGCAAAGAGGATTGGGAAGGACCGGACCCGATATTCCGCAAGCGGTACTGCAGCAGCAAGAACCTGAGGAAAGCGAAGGAATCCACGCGGGTGGTTTCTGCGAAAGAGTGGAAAAAAGACCCGCCGCAAAAACGGGGCTATTACATCGACAAAGAACGGAGCTATATCGGGCTGAACGCCTACGGCTACCCGATCCAGTACACCGTATATGTCAAATTGGGGAGGCAGGCCAATGAAGCCGAAACAGGCGGGGACGCTGATCGGGAAATTTTGCAAGAGCAAGAGCCCGACCCGCTGCGCCAGCTGCAAAATAAAATTTTGTAAGTTCAACAAAGGAGGCCCGCGAGATGATCGCAAAAAACGAGCTAGATTGGGTCGACGTGGGTAAAGTCGTCCGAAACCTGAAAGATATCGGACGTTTTATCCAGTTTGACCGAGATGGAGAGCATTACCTGCTGACCGATGCATTTATCCTTCGCCTACGCTGGGCGGACGCTTTCAAAATCCAGTGCAAGACGGAGACGGAGCGCCGCGGCGTATGGTACCAGACGGAAAAGGGAAAGGGATTCGTCGAGAGCCCGCACACCGCGGACGTGGACGCATACCTGGAGAAATACATCGGCGGGATGGTGGAGGCGGAGGACCCCGTTCGGAGCACCGAACCAACGGGGCTGGATGTTACCTTGTACCGCGACATGCCAGCGTCGGCCATGCTGTTCTTCAACAAAACGGGCGGATATATCGCTGTACGCCGTGATTTCGTGGAAATGGTAAAAGGGCCCATCCGGGCTATTGACATGCTGCCGAACGCGATCGTCATAAACGGCCAATTTTATTTGGCTGCCATGCAGGACGCAATCTGGGAGGAAAACGAGTTTATCAAGCCTATGGCTGAGGTTACATGGGTGGAGGCGAAAGAACCATGAGCATGAAAAGCAACACCATCACGCTGGTGCCGCTGGACGCAATCGCGGAGGACCCGCGCAATTTCTACGAGACGGAGGGCGGAGCCGATATCGAAAAGAAAAACGCGGAGCTGATCGACAGCATCCGCGCCGATGGCCTTATCCACGCCGTGACGATACGCCCCAGCACGGAGAAAGAGCGCGCGGGCGGCGCTGCACCCTATACGCTGATTTCCGGGCACCGCCGTTTCATCGCGTTCAAGAGACTGGCCGAGGAGGATGAGAAATTCGGGAAAATCCCAGCGGTACTGAAACGGATCCGCGACGACCTGCAAGGCCGGTTGATGCTGCTGGAAGCGAATACCACGGCCCGCGATGTGAGCGACTGGGAGAAAGCACAGGCCGTCAAAGAGTACGGAGAAATACTGGACGAAATGAAAGCGAACGGCGCGGAGCTGGAAGGCCGCCGCCGCGATCATATCGCCGCCGCGCTGGGCATGAGCAAGACGAACGTCGGGCGCTTCGAGAACATCAACAAGAATCTATCCGAGCCGTACCGCGCGGAGTTCAAGGCGGGGAAAATCGGCATTTCCGTGGCGGATAAGCTGGCAAGCCTGCCGGATGAACAGCAGCAGGAGATGCACGAAACGAACCCGACCCCGAAGCTGGGCGATTTCGTGAAAGAAAAGCCGATTATCGCCCCAGTTCCTCCTGAGCCGACAGAGGAGAAACCTGTAAAGACGGTTACGCGCCTAAATATCCCCGAGGAGCTGGGCGGCGTAACGATTACCGTGGTAAAAGCGGGCGGCAAGTTCGCGAGCGGCTATGAGGCGCTGGCGAAGGACGGTTTCAACACCCGGGGAGCCAGATCAAAGTGGGAGGACGCGGAAAAATTCGACAGCTACGATGCCGCCTTCGAGGACGCGGTAGCGCGTGCCAGCGCGTTCGACTGGATCAACGACCTGCTGAAAGCACGCCCGGAGGAACACAACTCGAACGAAGAACCTGAGCCAGTGCCGACGTGGGACGATATCAACCACCGCCTCTATGCCATGAGAACAGCCGCGGAACTGCTGAAGAAAAAAGCGGAGTGGGAGAAGAAAATGGCCGACGTATGCCTGGGAGAAAAAGACGGCGAAGGCGCTGAGAACGCGTGGGCAGCCGAAAAGTACCTGCGGGAACTGCTGGAATACGTCAATCGGCAGGCATTTGAAATCACCGGGCAGGATTTATTCTGAAATGTCTATTGTAAAAGTACACAAGGCGGGTAAGTGAGATAAATTCCCGAGAAAATACCCGACTTTGTGCGCGTGGAGGAGAAAACGCAATGCCAAGAGCAAATATGACAGTTTTCACCGGAGCCATTCAGAACGCGCACGCATAGGGGAAAAATTAGCGTCCATGATTGACGGGGATAACCGAAGGAGGCCACCAGCGAAACTGCCGAGACAGAAATGGCCGACGAGGTAGCGGGCGGGCGTATGCCGGATATGTGGGGAGCGGTTCGATTTCGTAGCCCACGCCCACGCCCAGCGCCATGGCTTCAAGGATGCAGAGGAGATGGTACGCGCCGACGTTATCACGTGGATAGAGTGAGGAGGACAAAACGATGGAAATGGTGTATATTTCGCACCCATACACGGGGGACGAAGAAAAAAATATGGAAAACGCCCGGCAGATCCGTGAGCGCTTGCAATACGATAACCCGGACGATTGCTATATTTGCCCCGTGGGCATGTTCGGCGATAAAGAAGATCCGGACTATTGCCGCACGCTGGCACGCTGTATGGAGCTGGAGAGCCGGTGCGACACGGTAGTATTCTGCGACGGATGGGAAGAAAGCACGGGATGCCGCGCGGAGATGGCCGTCGCCATTATGCTGGGGCTGAAGATCGATTATCTGGAACAGGAGGGATAAACATGGGAATCGAGAAACTGGAGGTATTTCTCAAGCCGTATTTTCAAGTATTCGGGGCAGGCCGGGAGCACACGAAAGGGACAACCTACACGCCGATCTCCCCGAACGCCGTAGAAGTGACGGTTTGCTTTAATGGCCTGACGGAAGCGGCTGCATTCCTCCATGAAGCGGAGAGGCAGCTATGCAAGCATTGACGATGGCGGAGCCGTGGGCGAGTCTGATGGCCTTTGGAGCAAAACGGTATTTCACGACGCGGATCCCGACGCACCGGCGCGGCCCGGTAGCAATACACGGCGGAGCCGTAAGGTTTATGGACAGGAAGTCAGAATTTTCTCGTGTGGCTACGTGGTATCTGAAACATGTGCAGACGGGGGAAAGCCTATTTCGCGTGGGGCAGATTGTAGCAATAGCCGATTTGCAGGATTGTTTGACCGTCGTCGCCAACACGTGGGACAGAGCTGGGCGGCACGTTATCGCGGCCGAAATGAGCGACGGGACCATCATAGACGGGGACGAGCTGACGCTGGGGATGTACCCGATCGGGATGTATGTATACCGGTTTGGCCATATCGAACGGATACAGCCACTCCGGGCAGAGAACAAAACAGGCGAGTGCTTTTGGGAATGGGAGGCGACAAAATGGGGTATTTGATCTGCATCATGATCGGCGCGTGCATCGGGCTGACCGTAGGCGCGTTGTGCAATGCGGCACGAAACGCCGAGCACGAATGCGAAAAACAGGAAGAAGCAAAAGGAGAAGGAGCGGAAAAAGAATGATCATACTGGGACTTTTTGTGCTGATCGCGGCGCTGGGCGTAGCGAAGGTGTGGGCGGAAGCCAAAGACGAAGCAATCTATGTAGAGAACTGGAACCCGCACAGGGCGGATAATGAGAAGTAAATAGACAAGCATAAGGGAGAATCGTACAACATGAACCGATACATGAACAGCGCGGAGAGGACGAACCTTATCCGGCTTAATCTGCTGGGAGGCCTATGTCAGGACTATATCGAGCAGAAAGCCGGGGCCAAGAGCCGGGACGAAGACGATAAAAAAATGTTGCGGTATCTGAGAACGGCGGAGACGTATATCAAGAAAGCCTATTACCTGCGGCGAGGCCATTTGGATGAGCACGGACAGAAAGCCCTCGCGAGAAGTGCGAGCCATTTGGACTTCGAGATCGTCCCCAACGACCAGGCACACAAAGTCAAGAAACGGATGGCGGAGTTTGAAAGTACCATCGTGGTAAAAACAGAGGATTGGCTGGACTGGCTGGAAATGGTTTTGCCACTGTCATGCGGGCTATGCGAACAGGATGAACGCTTTGAGAGCTGCCGTCTAAGGAACCTGCTGATGAAATACGACACCCCGCCGGTGGATGAGAATGCAAAGGGATGCCAGTACAGTTTCAAAGATGCGGGCTGGGATGTGGAGAAGCTGGTGGAGGATGCAATCAAGAACACGAACGACAAGGAAGAAGGGAGGAGAACAGATGGGGAAAGTAACGAGCATAAAGAAATACCTGAAATTCAGGAACCTCATCGAGGCCAAAAAGAGAAAACGGGCGAAGATGGCCGGTAAAAAGCGGAGAAAATGAGCACCATCCCGGAAAGTGAGCGATGGGAGCGGATACGTGAGACGGCCGGGGCGGGGATGCGCCAAGGCGAGCAGGAAGAGCATAAGCCGGGAAAGAAACCGGCGGAGAGCTTCGAGCAGGCACTAAAGGAGGCTTTGCAGCGTGCAGAGAAACAAGAAATGGTTTTGTGAGGAATGCCATGAACCAATGGACGAACATGGTGATTTTGCAAAGTGTCCGGCGTGCGGCGCCGAGGTGTGGTACGAAGGAGAGGGAACGTATAAGCAGGAGCAACAGGAGGCCGAGCTGGCCGAACAGTTGCATGGAGCATGGTTCTGCCAGCGGTGCCGCGTGAAGATGGAGCCAATAACGGGCGATTTCGCGAAGTGCCCGGAATGTGGCGCTGAGGTGTGGTATGGAGACGGGAAGAAAGCGGAGCCCTCCACCGATGAGATCCGGGAACTCATGGAGGACTTTACCCGGACGCACGCGTCGAGCCCATACGAAGCCATGATCGGCGGGCGGGCGGCACATGGCGGAGGAGGAAGTAAAACAGGGAAGGCCAAGGATAAGCGAACGGCGATGAGGAAACCGACGTGTGAGCAGCTGTATCAAAGGCTTTTCAATTCGTGATAGACATAAGTTTGACAAAAAAATACGAACGTGATATTATAGACGCTGTAAAGGTGCGCCACCTAAGAAAGAAACTTCAAGCCGTTCGGGGAGATACCCCGGGCGGTTTTTTCTGTTGCGTAAATACCCCAGATTGCTGGGGCTTATTTTTTTACACAAAAGGGAGGGGGCGTTGCCGATGCCGGTCATCGATTGCGGCAGGCAGGATTGCTTATACAACGACACAGGCCAGTGCGGGTGCGACAGGATAGCGCTGAGACGTGGCAGGTGTATGGCGTATATGACACCGCGGGACCTTCAAGGTATCATGTCGGGGAGGCCAACGGGTGTGCATAGAGAAGCTCGCCGCTATAAGAACAACACGGGGAAGGTTATCCGATGATGATTCCAAAGCATAAACGAATCAAAGACAGGAAGATGATCCAGGAGATGCGGAAGCCTGTCTGTGAACGGTGCGGATCGCGTGCGGATATCGAGCCACACCATGTGTTCACAGTAGGGAGCGGCGGAGGAGATATACGTGCCAACCTGATCCAGCTATGCACGGCCTGCCACATCGGAGTGCATAGCGGAGCGATCGAACGGGACGAGCTGCTGGACATCATAGCCAGGCGCGAAGGAACGTCGGCAGATGAGGTCTATCGGATCAACCGTCGCGCGATGGGCTGGGACGTGTAGGAGCGTGGAGAGGAGCGAGGCGATAGGCAGCGGGCGGGCGGCAACCGGGCGGCACAGTGAACCGGGGACGGGCGCGGAGCCAGGCGGGGCGCTGGGCGCTACCGAGTTGTGCCCGATTCGGGCACGCCCCCGGGGGTGCAAGGTACTTCCAGCCGGGCAGGGCTTCACGGGTCTGCGAGTCGCGGCGTTTGTCTCCACAAAAGACATTTATTCGGGTTGACAAGATGACAAAACGGGCAGGGGGTGAGGATATGGCTACCGAGGGCACACAAAAGAGCACAAAGTTAGTTGATAATGACTTTTGCGTATCGACGGCAGCGGCGTGCAAATTTTTTCGACGTATCGCGTGAGACTTTGTCAAGCTGGGCGAAAAAAGGTGCCCCAAAGCTGAGCCGGGGCAAATGGGATTTAAAGGCGTTGGTAGCCTGGAGACTGGGCGGCGGGCAGTCCGAATCTCCCGAAACCCGCAAATTAAAGGCCGAGGCGGATCTGAAAGAGGCCAAGGCGGCACAGGAAAAAATAAAACTGAGCGTCACAAAACAGGATTTTTTGCCCGTCTATGAAGTACGCGAAGAAGTAACGCGCTTGATGGCGAATCTGAAAAAATCTTTGCTGGCCATTGGGCATAACGTGGCGGCAGACCTGGCCTCGCTGGATCAACAGGCCGCCGAAATTGCCCGCGCCGAGGTTGACAAACGCATCAAAGAGGCACTGACCGAGATGAGCAAAGGGAGGGTCTACCGTGAGCACAGACAAAAGCGCCGCAAAGCCTAAAGCCACGCCGTACCGCTGGTATATCATGGATGCGCTGCGCGTGCTGAAACCTCCGGAAAACCTGACCGTCTCACAATGGGCTGACAAGTACCGCGTTTTGAGCCCAAAAGACAGCGCATCACCCGGACGCTGGCACACCGAACGCACGCCGTATCTAAAAACGCCCATGAACGCCTTTAACGACATGCACATCCGTGACATTACATTCGTGGCGGGGACGCAGCTGGGGAAGACGGTCATGGAGCAGAACATGATCGGTTATGCAATAGACCAGGAGCCGGGGCCGATGCTGATCGTATACCCGACCGACAAGCTGGCCGAGTTTACCAGTCAAAACCGGCTGCGGCCCATGATAGACCTGTCGGATCCACTACGCGCGAAATACGACGAAGAGCACAGCCAGCGGCTGGAATTGCAATTTACGGACATGTATATCGCACTTGTGGGTGCCAATTCGGCGTCCGGCCTTTCATCGCGGCCGGTGCAATACGTCTTTTTCGATGAAATCGACAAATTCCCGCGCTGGACAGGGCAGGAGGCCGATCCACTAAAGCTGGCCGAGGAACGAACCAAGACGTTTTACAACAAGAAAATTGTAAAAGTAAGTTCCCCGACGCTGAAAACGGGCAATATCTGGCAGGGATGGGAGACCGCTGAGGCACAGTATGAGTATTTCGTGCCGTGCCCGTCCTGTGGCGAGTTCCAAATGCTGAAAATGCAGAACCTGCGATGGGATGGCGCGAAAACACCCAAAGAGGCCCACGAAAGGGCTGTGTATCATTGCGAAAACTGTGGGCAGATCATACAGGACCGTCAAAAAATGGCAATCCTGCGCGGCGGAGAGTGGCGAACGGTCAACGACGCGCCGAAAAAACCGAAAAAGGTGGCCTTCCATCTGTCCTCACTTTATTCGCCGTGGCTGACATTTGGAGACGTGGCCGAGGAATTTGTCGCGAGCAAGGACACGCCGGAAAAGCTGATGAATTTCATCAATTCGTGGCTGGCCGAGCCGTGGGTGGATAAGTCGAGCCGCCTGAAGTCCGACGTTATCATGGATAAACGCCTGCCATACGAGCGCGGCACCATGCCAGCGCGCGCGCAACTGCTGACATGTGGCGTAGACGTGCAGCTGGACCATTTTTGGTATTCGGTACGCGCATGGGGGCCACACATGACCAGTTGGCTGGTAGATAACGGACGCGCCGAGACGTGGGCGGACGTGGCGACGGTCATAGACCGCAACTACGCCGACGAAAACGGAGAAATCCGGAATGTTAATTTGGCCTGCATCGATTCAGGCTATAACACAGATGAGGTATATCAGTTTTGCGCTGAGCACATGGGCGTAGCCGTACCGACCAAGGGCAGCAGTACAGCCTTAAAGAGCCGGTACAACGTGACGGTACTGGATAAAGCTGCGGGATTTGGCCTGCGTTTGTTCAATTTTGACCCGAACCAGATGAAAGATTATATAGCCGGGCGACTGAATGTAGACGCCGGGGCGGATGGAAGCTGGAACGTGTACAAGGACATCGAACGCGAATACTGCGACCAAGTTTGTGCCGAGCAAAAGGTCGAGCACAAGGACAAAAAAGGCCGCGTATCATACGTTTGGGAGAAAATCACGAGCCACGCGCAGAATCATTACCTGGACACGGAGACAAACAACATTTTGGCCGCCGAAATTTTGGGCGTCCGGTATTTGATGGATCCGGAGGCCGAACCAGCAGAGGGGAAGGACGAAACACCTGCCGATGACTGGCTGGGGGACACGGACCGATGGATATAAATTTTTTTGAGGAGGTGAAACGGTGGAAAGCCTGGAAACACAGCTCGAACGGGTGCAGGCCGCTATTGCGAGCATTGAAAGCGGGGCCCAGGAGTATCAGATCGACAACCGCCGACTGACACGCGCGGACCTTGCGACACTCTACAAGCGCGAGCGGACCCTAAAAAACGAAATAGCAGCGGCGAACGGGGACAATATCCTGTATGCCAACACCGGGCGGCTATGAGCACGGCAAAAGGCCCGCGCCTGAGCTGGCTGGAAAAGGCGATTTCCCTGTTTTCCCCTGAGTGGGCATGCCACCGGGCGGCCTATAGGGAGTATTTGCGCAACTACGAAGCGGGCGAGATCAACCGTTTTAACGACGACTGGACACCGATCAACGCGGACACGGAAAACAGCGACCGCACCCAGCGCGATATCATCAAAGCCCGCGCACGGTATCTGGAGCAAAACAGCGATATTGCCGCGGCGGCTGTGGACGCGATTGTCCGGAACGTCATAGGAACGGGCATAAAACCGCAAGCACGGACGGCGGACGACAGCCTGAACCGTGAAATAGAGCGCCTGTGGATGGAATGGACGCGCCCGGAGAATTGCGACGTAACCGAGCAGCAGAATTTCTATGAATTGCAGTCCATGCTGCTGAGGCGGCAGATTTACGATGGGGAAATTTTTGTCAAGAAGATTTATACGCGAAAGCACAAACGGGCGGGCGGCGTGCCGTTCAAGCTGCAAGTTATCAAGAGCGACCTGCTGAACCAGTACCAGCTGTATGCGCCAAAAACGGGGAACGTGATCCGTTCCGGCGTGGAGCTGGACGATAAGCTAAAACCGCTGGCCTACTGGATCGACAAGAAAAGTCCGGACGGCTACATCCTATACGACCCGGACCGCGTGCCAGCCGAACAGGTTATACACCTGTGGCGTAGAAGCCAGCCGGATCAAATCCGGGGGATGTCATACCTTGCACCGATTATCAAGCGTATCAAAGACACACAGGACTACCTGGACGCGGAGACGATGGCGGCACGTATCGCGGCCTGTTTCTCCATCTTTGTCAAGACGGAGACGGGGAGCCCATTGGGGCGGATGGGGACGAAGCGTGACGCGGAGGGGAAACCTTTGCAGAGGATTCGCCCGGGCATGATTACGCATTTGGCACCGGGGGAAAGTATCGAGACGGCGAACCCATCCCGCGGTATGACAAACGCCCGCGATTTTGTCGGCGTGCAGCAACGACTGGCCGGTGCGGGCATGGGCCTATCCTACGAGCTGATGAGCCGAGATTTCACGAAGTCCAGCTTTTCCGCGGCCCGTCAGGGCATGTTGGAGGACCAAAAGACCTTTAAGCCGATGCAGGACTATTTCGCCGTTCATTTCTGCCAACCCGTTTATGAGGAATTTATGGACGCGGCGGTGCTGAGCGGGCGGCTGGAAATCCCAGATTACTGGGCAAGCCGCGCGCAATACGTCGCGGCGGACTGGATTCGGCCCGGCACGAGCTGGATCGACCCGCAAAAAGAGGTCACGGCTGATATTTCTGCAATCCAAAACGGCGGAAAGACACTGGCACAGTGGTGCGCGGAGCGCGGATACGATTGGCGCGAACAGCTGCAACAAATGGCCCTCGAGAAAGAGACGGCCGAAAAACTGGGGCTTATCCTGCCGATCCATACGCCTGAGAGCGTACAGGCGGCAGAAAGCAATCATGTAAACGATGAGGAGGGAGAGGAGAACGAAAGTGAAAGCGAAAAGCCGGGTGAAACCGGAGAATAAGAGCCGTACACACCTGACCCGTGAGCTGGGGCGCGTGCTGTCGGTACGCGAAGCAGACACGCAAGAGGACGCCCGCACAGTGGTATTGTCGTTTTCTAGCGAGGTGCCTTATGAGCGATGGTTTGGAACGGAAATCCTGAGCCACGCAGAGGGCGCGGTGGACTTGTCCCGTTTACAGGATATCGGGGTGCTGCTGTTCAACCACAACACCAACGAACCAGTCGGACGGGTGGTATCGGCTGAACTGGACACGGCAAACCATCGATGCACGGCGACGGTACGGTTCGATGAAGACGAAGAATCCGAGAAGATTTACCAGAAGGTCAAGTCGGGAACGCTGAAAGGCGTCTCCGTCGGCTATACGGTGAGCAAATGGGAGGAGGTCGATGACGGCGAAACGTCAACCGATGGCCGATTCGTTGGGCCGTGTTCCATCGCTATGGACTGGACGCCTATGGAGATCAGTATCGTTTCTGTACCCGCGGACCCGACTGTAGGCGTAGGAAGAAGCTATGAACCGGAAAAGCAGGACGAAGACGGAGGCCCCGACGGAAGCGAACCGGACGAAGGGGAAGAACCTGCCGAAGATCAGGAGCCGAAAGAAGATCCGGGAGAACCGGACGAGAACAAAGAACCGGAAAAGAAAGCCGGGGAAGGAGAGAAAAGCATGAACGAGAACGAGACGCCGAAAAAGACGCCTGAGAATGAGGGAGCACGCGCTGCGGAGGCTGAACGCCACCGCGTGACCGAGATCATGGCTATGTGCCGTAAGTTTGACATGGAGCCGGACGAGTATATCCAGAAGGGTATGAGCGTCGAACAGGCACGCGCTGCAATCATGGAGAAGATGGCCGCAACGCATAAACCGACGCCGGTCCATATCGTAGAGGATGAGGGCGACAAGTTCCGCGCAGCTGCCGCAGACGGTATGGCGATGCGAGCGGGCGTGACGGTCACGAAACCAGCTGCGGGTGCTGAGGAGTTCCGCGGCAAGAGCATGATGCGTCTGGCCGCGGAATGTGTAAGCCGCGAACAGGCGAAGGACACGACGCGCATGGGCGACGAGGAGCTGCTACGCGCCGCTATGACGGGTTCGGGCGCGTTCCCGGGCATCCTGTCCAATGTCGCGCACAAGAGCATGGCCCAGGCATATCAGACGGCCCCGACGACGTTCCAAAACTGGACGGCAATCGGTAGCAATACGGACTTTAAGCAGGCAACGCGCTACCGCCTGAGCGAAGCCGACGACCTGGTACCCATGACGGAGACGGGCGAGTTTGAGGCCAGCGAGGTAACGGAGGGGGCGGCAACGGCAGCCGTGGCGACCTATGGCCGCACTTTTAGCCTTACCCGTAAGGCGATTATCGACGACGATATGGGCGCCCTGTCCCGCATCCCGGCGCTGTACGGACTGGCAGCGCGCCGCGTGATCAATAAACTGGTTTATAAGACGCTGACCGATAACCCGACCATTGAGGGCGCGAAACTGTTCGACGCGAAACACGGTAACGTCGCGGGCGGCACGATTTCCGTAGAAAGCCTGGGCAAGGCGAAAGCCATGATGGCGCGCCAGAAGAACCTGAAAGGCAAGGAGGCGCTGAACGTACAGCCTGCTTTCCTGATTGTTCCGCCTGAGCTGGAAGTCACGGCCGCACAGCTGATTAGTTCCGTAGTGGATCCGACGAAAGCCAACGCGACGCCGAACCCGTTCGCGAACCGTCTGACCGTCGTATCCGATCCGGAACTGACGGACACAGCGGCATGGTATTTGGCAGCCGCGCCGGGCATCCTCCCCAGCATCGAGGTAACGTATTTGAACGGACGCGAGGAGCCAACGATGGAGAGCCACGTTTCCTTCGACACGCTGGGCATCAAGTGGCGTATTTACCACGATTTCGGTGTAAACCTGCTGGATTATCGCGGCTTGTTAATGTCCACGGGCAAATGATGGAGGTGTGAATAAATGGCTATTGCAACGTACGTAAAAAAAGGCGAAAATATCGACTACAAAGCCCCGGCGGCCGTCGCCTACATGGAGGTCGTTCCGCTGGTTTCCTGCATCGGCGTGGCGTTGACGCCGATCGAGAAGGGCGCAATGGGCACCGTATCCCTGACCGGCGTGTATGACCTGCCAGCAGCCGCCAGCCTGGCAATCGAAGTCGGCGACAAGGTGTACTGGGACGCAAAAGCGGGCAATATCAACAAGACGGACACGGGCGTGCCAGCTGGTATTGCCGTAGCACCGAAAACAGAAGCGGGCACTACGGCCCGCGTGAAAATCGGTTGACGTTCCGGGACCAGGTGGCGGCAGATATTACAGGAGTGTTTTTAAATCCGGACGAGTTCGCGGAGACGCACACGCTGGACAACACGGAGCTGCTGGCCGTCGTATCGAGGGACAGCAGCACGAAACGGTCCGGTATATCGAGCCGGAACTACGACGGGTTGCATGGCGAGTTTATCACGGTCAATTTTCGGGCGGCTGACTTTGCCCGCACGCCGAAACAGGGGGAAAACATCAAACTGGACGGAAAGCCCTATAAGGTGGACTCCTGCAACGTGGCTATGGGCATGGTAACGCTGAAAATTGGCGCGTATCGCATGGGCGGTGCATTCGCATGAGTATGACAATAGAAATTGACACGCGCGAACTTGACCGGGCAGCACAAATGCTGCGCGGTCTGCCGGGCGCGATCGAAAAGGTGAGCAAAAAGGCCGTGCGGGCGGCCACAAAAGGCGTAAAGCGTGAGGCCGTGGGCAAAATCACGGAACGATACACGATAGCCAAGAGGCGCGTATCGCCTACCATGAGAGTCACCTACAAGGGCGCGGGAGCAGTCTTTTCCTCGCGCGGCCCGGTCAATGATTTGTCGTACTTCAAGCACACGCCGCGCAGCGTGCCGAAACGGCGGCCACCTGCCGGGCAATACCTGTACAGTCAGGTAGTGAACGGACAAGGCGGCACCATTGCGCACGCTTTCCTCGCCAAAATGCGGTCGGGACACGTTGGTGTGTTCCACCGTACTGCGGGGAATGCGTCCCTACCAATCAAGAAACTGGCGGGACCATCTACGCCACAAATGCTGGGCAGCCCGAGTGTATCGGAATATCTGGAACAGAGAATAGCCGAGCGCCTGAGCACCGCTTTAGAGGCGGAGACGGACGCCTATTTGGGAGGGCTTGCTAAATGACACCGGCACTACTTGTGCAGGCCGTGGCGGACGAAATCGCCGTGGCCGTAAAAGATTACCAGCTGAAAGCCGAGGGGCAGGCCAACAAAGCTGTGTCCGTGTTTCAGCAGCACCTGCCGGACGAAGAGTTCCAGGATAATAGCTATTACCCTTTGGCTATTGTGGCATGGCAGGGCAGCCAGGACACGGACGACGGTTCTGTGGCCACCATTGGCATAACGTTTGGAGCATACGGAGAGGACAAGGCAGCATGGCAGGACCTCCTTTCCATCATGGAACGGTCGCGCCAGCGCCTGCTGATGTTTCGCACGCTGGCGCGGCGGTTCCGGTTGAGTATGCCGACGAAGTGGGAAACGATCGAGGCACAGCCCTACCCGTTCTGGTTCGGCTATGCTACTTTGAACTATCACATCGCACAGCCTACCGAGCAAATGGCAGCAGACTGGGCGAAAATTATGGAGGAGGACAACGGATGATCGAGGAAGGGGTCACGAAAACGGCCAAGCGAGCCAAGGCACAGCCGAAACGGCGTGGATCTGAGCCGGAGACCGTGGTCTACATTGGCCCGAACAAACTGGCCGACGGCTTGAAGAAATTCACCGTATACCGCGGCCAGCCTGCGGAGCTGATTACACAGATTACGGCCAAATATCAGAACGCCGGGAGGCTTTTCGTGCCGGTTGATACTCTAGGCCAGGCGATGGCCGACGCACAGAAAAAGGGTACGCCGGTCTATCTGGCCTATATGGAGGTACAGGAAGGAGCGAGTAACTAATGGCTTATAAACATGGTGTCTATACCAGCGAGCAGGCAACCAGCCTCGTGGCGATGACATCCACGGACAGCGGCCTGATTGTGGCCGTGGGCACGGCGCCGGTACACATGGCGGCCAGCCCTGTGGCCGTCAATACGCCGGTATTATGCTATACATACAAAGAGGCAGTCGCACAGCTGGGATATTCGGACGATTGGAAGAAATATACGCTGTGCGAGGTAATGAAAACGCAGTTTGCCCTGTTCAACATGGCCCCGATTGTGTTTATTAACGTGCTGGACACGAGCAAACACGTGAAAGAGGTCAAGAACGAGCAGGCCAAGGTCACGGGCGGCACGGTCACGATCAGCGCCCCCGCGCTACTGGACACGCTGACCGTGGCACTCACGGCGGGCGGCGACGCACTGACCAAGGACGCGGACTATACGGCGGCCTATGACGATGACGGCAACGTGATTATTACTGCCATTGACGGCGGCAAAATCACGGCTGACATTGAGCAGGTATATCTGAACTATACGGCGGTGGACGCGCCCGCCGTGGCGGCCAAGGATATTATTGGCGGCGTCAACACGACCACAAACAAAACCGAGGGGCTGGAACTGGTAGATGAAATTTACCCACGTTTCGGCCTTGTGCCGGGTATCATCATCGCGCCGGGCTGGTCCAGCGACACGAGCGTGGCGGCCGTGATGAAAGCCAAAGAGCACAACATCTGCGGCCACTTCAATGCTATTTCTATCTGCGACGCGCCTACGGATGAGGTAAAAACCTACACGGCGGCGAGCGAGTGGAAGAACAAGAATAATTTTGCCGACAAGGACTGCCTGCTGTGCTGGCCTATGCTGACCAATGGCGGAACAAAATACCACCTTTCGGCACAGCTGGCCAGCCTGATTAACTACACGGACAGCCAGCACGACAACATCCCGTATTATTCGCCGTCTAATAAGAGTTTACAGGCAGATGGCGCTTGCCTCGCAGACGGCACGGAGGTCTACCTGAATAACGCGCAGGCCGCCTATTTGAACGGGCAGGGCATCGTAACGGCCCTTAACTTCATCGGTGGATGGAGGGCGTTCGGCAACCGTACCACGGCTTACCCGTCGAATACCGACGCAAAAGATAACTTTGTCACCAATCGCCGGATGTTTAACTGGGTAGGCAATACGCTGGTTACAACGTTCTGGGCCAAGATTGACGAGCCGACCAATAAGCGCCTGATTGAGACCATTGTGGACAGCGCCAATATTTGGCTGAATGGCCTCACGGCAAAGGGCGCACTGCTGGGCGGCCGTGTGGAGTTCCGCGAGGATGAGAACACGGAAACCGACCTGCTGGACGGCGTGCTGCATTTCCACGTCTATATCACGCCACCCGCGCCCGCGCGCGATATTGAGTTCGTACAGGAATACGACCCGTCGTATATTGCGACGCTGTTTGCATGATAAGGGGGAGAGAATATGGGCGTTAATGTGGTACGCGATAAACTTACCAATTTCGAAGTTTTCGCAGGCGGCGACCGTAAGCTGGGCATGGCTGACGTCACCCTGCCGTCTATTGAATACAAAACGGCCACGCTTTCAGGCGCAGGTATCGGCGGCGAGATTGAGATGCCAACGCCTGGGCAGACCTCCAGTATGGAACTGGAGATTAACTGGCGCACGCTGAACGATGACAACGCAAAACTGCTGGCAATGAAAGCCCACGACCTGGAGCTGCGCGGCGCTAATGAGAACTACGACGCGGGCACGGGCGAGATTATCACCGAGGCTGTCAAAATCAACGTGCGCGGCCTACCGAAAAAAGGCGATTTGGGTTCCTTCAAGCCTGCGGACCATACCGACACCAAGACCACGCTGGAACTTACGTATTTCAAGATGACGGTCGACGGCAAGCGCATGGTCGAGATTGATAAACTGAATTACATCCACTATGTGGACGGTACCGACTACATGGCCAGCGTGCGCAAGGCACTGGGCCTTTGATGGAGGCTTGAACGATGGCAGAAACGACCGAGAAAGCAATCGACTATAGCGAACTGGAGACAAAGCTGGAGGAATTGACGGCGATGGACTTCCAGGAATGCGAGCGCGCCTGCCGGATGTCGGCGGACCCGACGCCGGATATTGTCTATAGTGGCGCGTTCCGCGCCCGCCTCGCCGCCAAGGCACTGGGCGTGCCGTATCAGACGGTACGCACGGCTGACCTGAAAACCTACACGGCCATTATTGCGCGGGTGCTGGCTTTTTTATTGCAGAGTTTAGGGGCAGAGGCCCTGAAGCAGAACACCTAAAAGGCGTAAGCCCTGCAAAGCAATTTAAGACTATGGCCTTCAAGCTGCGCGAGGTCTCGCCTGTGTCCTTTTGGATGAAACAGGGGGTACGTGACTGGCACGAATGGCTGGAGGTCATGGCAGCCGAAAAAGAGCAATAGAAAAAGCCCGCCGTAAAAACGGCGGACCCTGTAAGACTTGAACAAATTATAACCTATTCGCGGGCGGCAGGCAAGGCTTAAAAATCACGGATGGCGTCACGCAATCCGGCGATAAAACCTAAGCAGCCACCAATAACGATAACGGCGAAATAAAGAAACACGGCAAAGACTGCGAAAGCAGCGAGGAACGGCAACATTTTGCACACCTCCATAAATCTTTTCTTTGCTTATATTATACCACGAGAGGGGGGAGTAGATGTGGCAGCAGGGAAAATATTTGCTATTTCCTTTGCTATAAATGCAGCATTGGGCGGCAGCTTTTCCTCTACCATGAGCCAAGCGGGGAGCACGCTGGCCAGCCTGCGCAGCAATACCAGCCAACTAAATGCAGCACAGAGACGGTTGGACGCTGCCTGGCGTTCCTCGCAGGCCGCCGCGCGGGACTACCAGCAGGAAGTGCAGCGCCTGCGTATGCAATACGCGGCGGGTGAAATATCACAAAGCCAATACAGGGCGGCTGTAGCACGCGCCGGGGAACGTATGCGGGCGGCAGGCATGAGCGCCGACGAATACCGCGCCCACATGCAGCGTCTACGGCAGGAAACCGAACAGACACGCGCGGCACAGGCAAGGTTAAGCGCGGCGATGACGGCACAGGCTGTTGCCAGTAACCGTATGGCTACGGCGCGGGAGGCGGCTATGTCCGCTTTTACAACCGGGGCGATGGTAGCGGCACCGGTTATTGGAGCTGTCGAGACGGCGGCAAACTTTGAGGCGGCAATGTCCAAGGTACAAGCCATTACCCGCGCAAACGGCACGGAAATACAGGCTTTGACAGCCAACGCGCGAGAACTGGGCGAGACTACACAGTTTAGCGCTACACAGGCCGCCGAGGCTATGAGCTATTTGGGAATGGCTGGCTGGAATACCGAGCAGATTATGGCCGGTATGCCAGGCCTGTTGAATTTGGCAGCAGCGGGCGGAACCGATTTGGCACGCACGGCGGACATTATTTCTGACGATCTGACAGCTTTCGGGCTATCGGCCGAGCAGGCCAACCATATGGCAGACGTGTTCGCCGTAACGGTCACGCGCACGAACACCAACGTGGAAATGTTGGGCGAAACGATGAAATACGCCGCGCCAGTGGCGAAAGCGTTCGGCGCGTCTATGGAGGAAACAGCCGCGCTGGCTGGCTTGATGGCCAATAGCGGTATTAAGGCAAGCCAGGCAGGCACGGCCCTGCGTTCCGGTTTCCTGCGTCTCGCTGGACCGCCAAAGATGGCCACAAAGGCTATGCAAGAATTGGGCATGTCCATGTCGGACATTACGGCACAGCAACAAGAGGCGCAGGCGGCTATGGCAGCGCTGGGCATCCAAATGAGCGACGATGGCGGCCCGCGCAAAATGTCGGCAATCCTGACCGAGCTACGCGACAAAACGGCGGGGCTGGGGCAGGAGGAAAAACTGGCCACCCTAAAGGCTATTTTCGGAACCGAGGCTGCGACCGGCTGGCTGGCCGTGCTGGACGCTGGCCCCGAAACGTTCAACCAACTGGTGGACGCTATGGAGAACAGCGACGGCGAGGCCGCGAAAATGGCCGAGACTATGAACAACAATGCAAAGGGCGCAATGATTAAGCTAAAAAGCGCTATGGAAGGTTTGGCCATTTCACTGGGCAACATCTTCCTGCCGATATTGACGGCGGCGGGCAACTCGCTGGCCAATATGACGGGCGCGGCGTCCGCGTGGATCCAGCAGCACCAAACAATGGCGACGGTATTGTTCGCTATTGTGGGTGGGCTGTTGGCCGTCGTTGCCACGTTCACGCTGATAGGGCTGGGCGCGGCGGCGTTCAACTACCTGAGCACGTCCGTGGCCTTGTTCGCGGCAACGGTACGGGCGGCGGCGGTCACGCAGGAAGGTATGACGCTGGCTATGCGTGCGCAGGCTGGGGCTATGTCCTTACTGAACGCGGCGACAAGCGGCGCAACGTACAGACGGCTGGCAGATGAGGCCGTGGCAGCCTTTAACCGTATGCGAGCACTGTCGTGGGCAAGTATCGGGAACAGCATCCAAACGGGTATAGCTGGCGGCGCGGCACAGGCAGGGAACGCCTTTAACCGTATGCGCCAGATGGCCTACAACGCGGCCACGGCGGTGGCCAGCGCGGGAAGCACCGTCATGACGGCGGCGCGCAATTTCACTATAGCGGGCGCACTGAGTACGGCGGCCAATGGGTTCCGTGCTTTAGGGACGGCGATTATGGCGGCGGGACGTGCATCCCTCGCGGCGGCGTTTTCACCTTTGGGAATTGCATTGATCGCCATAGCGGGCGCGGCCTATCTGATTTACAGTAATTGGTCTATGGTGGGACCGTTCTTTGCGGTGCTATGGGAACAGATACAGGCAGCCTTTGCGTCGGGCTGGGCAATGATACAACCAGCCTTGACTGCTTTGGGCGCAGCATTCGCCACGCTGGGGCCTGCGTTGGCTTCTCTAGGCGAGACGTTTATGGCAGCATGGGCCACGATCAGCGCGGCTATTGAAGCAGGAAGCGGCCCGCTGAGTATGCTGGGCAATATCGGGCTGACCATCGCGGAAATTTTCGGCGGTGTGCTGGTAGGCGCGTTTATCGTGGCGGCCAATGTCATGGTGGGAGCCATTACGGGCGCGGTGGAAATGACGGCAGCGATTATCACCATGTTAATCGGCGTTCTGACCGGACTGATTGATTTTGTGGTGGCTGTGTTCACGGGAAACTGGTCCGCCGCATGGGAAGCCGTGGGGAGTATCGTCACGAGCGTATTTTCGGGCGTA